CTTATCGAAAGGATTTCTTATGAGCGACACAACTCACAAACCCCTGTCTAAAGAGGGTTTACTTCACACCGCAGAGATACTGCACCTGCGCGGTGACCCCGTGCCGACTGACATTCTCGCCAGACTGCTTGAGGTCGGTGTGGACGTTTCAAAATATAGCTAAGAAGGAAAAACCACATGGCTAAAAATCAATATGAAAAGATGGTGTCACCCACTGGTATCGCAGTGTGGCCTCACCTGAACTCACCGGACACCAAGTTCGATCAAGGTGGTGCTGGTGAATACAAAGTATCGGTCAAGCTGACAGAGGCTGCAGCCCAGCCCGTCATCGATAGACTGCAAAAAATTCTTGACCAGTATCAGGCAGAGGAAATCTCTCAGAACCCAAAGGTCAAACAGTTCACCCCTCGCCTACCCATTGAGGAAGAGGTGGATGACCAAGGTAATCTGACAGGCAACTGGTTACTGAAGGTCAAACAGAAGGCGCAGATTACCACAGCAAATGGTATTGTGGATATGAAGGTTGCCCTGTTCGATGCTAAACGCCGCCCGACACAGGCTGCGATTGGCGGTGGCTCTTCACTAAAGGTGTCAACCACTATCGTGCCGTACACTATGCCTAGCAGCAAGAGTGTAGGCATCTCACTGCGCCTGAATGCAGTGCAAGTTATCAACCTAGTTGAAGGTGGTAAGGATGGTGATAGTTCTATGTTCAATGATGAGGAAGGCTTCACTGATGAGACATCTGAAGTAGCCAGCACCTTTGCTAAACCAGATGATACCATCGACTATGGTGACACTGATTTCTAGCATTGGTGGAATACGCTATCCCAGCACGACAAGACAAAGAGCAATAGCGAATGGTTGGCGGTCAGGACTTGAGGAAAGTCTAGCCGCCGACCTCACTGTGAAGGGTGTGCAGTTCAAGTATGAAGAGAACAAGTTAAAGTATCTCGTACCTGAACGCACCGCTACCTACACCCCAGATTTCTACATCACTACACGGTCAGGTAAGACCATTGTGATTGAGAGCAAGGGCCAGTTTAAAACTGAAGACAGAGCCAAGATGTTGCTAGTGAAAGCACAGCATCCTGAGTTGGATATTCGGCTGGTCTTCTCCAACCCTAATACCAAAATTTCAAAACAATCAAAGACAACCTACGCAATGTGGTGTGAGAAGCATGGCTTCCTCTACTCAAAGCGCGTTGTCCCACAAGAATGGATAGATGAATGAAGAGGACAGACGTTAAGTATCTTATCGTCCACTGTGCCTACACCCCACCCAGCATGAACATTGGTGTCAAAGAGATTGACCAGTGGCACCGCGAAAGAGGCTGGCTAGGATGTGGTTACCATGTGGTTATCAAGAGAAATGGTAAAGTCGAGCGAGGTCGCCCCTATCACAAGCAAGGGGCGCACGTTCGCAGCATCAATAATAAATCTGTGGGCATCTGCCTGATCGGTGGCATGACCGCCGACAAGAAGGGTCCAGAGATTAACTACACTGATGCTCAATACACAGCACTGCGAGATGTGCTGGAGGAACAGCAAGAACTATTCGGAGAGGACACAGAAGTCAAAGGTCACACTGATTTCGACAGCGGCAAGACCTGTCCGAATTTCGATGCTGCCCTGTGGTTTGACACAGGTGAACTGAAGCAAACTTTCTAGGTTGCACTATAGCTCACTCAACAATTCTGTTGGGTGGGCTTCTTTAAATCCCAGACATCTTGGAGATATCCGCATGACACAAATGCAAACAGTTACTAAGCACCTCAACACATATGGTTCTATCAGCCCACTGGAAGCCCAATCGAACTACAACATCTGGCGTCTAGCTGCTGTTGTTAATCGGCTGAAGAACGCTGGCACTGACATTGCTATGCAGATGAAGACAGCACCTAGCGGGGCCAAGTATGCAGAATACAAACTCGCATCAAGAGGCTGAATTCTTCGGTCATGAAAGCTGCCCTGACTGTGGTTCCTCAGATGCACTGGGGGTCTACAGCAATGGCACTCATTGCTTCAGTTGCGGGGTGAATAAGTCATCCCGTGACAGTTCCACCGCACCTGTCCGAAAGGTATCTCAAAAAATGCAGACTAATCTTATCGCCATTGGCGACCCACAGGCTTTGCCACGGCGCAAGCTGACTGAAGAAACCTGCAAGAAATTTGGTTATAACATTGGTGAGTACAACGGTCAGCCCTGTCATGTTGCTAACTACCGCAACAACTCAGGTCAGGTGGTAGCACAGAAGCTGCGCTTCGCTGACAAAGGCTTCAAGTTCTTAGGTGACACCAAGGCTGCTGGCTTGTACGGTCAGCACCTCTGGTCTGCTGGTAACGCTAAGATGCTGGTCATAGTAGAGGGTGAAATTGATGCCTGTTCTATGAGCCAAGCACAGGGCAATCGTTTCCCTGTAGTGTCAGTTCCTAATGGCTGTGCGGGTGCTAAACGTGCGGTGCAAAACTCACTTGAATTTGTCGAGAGTTTTGACCGTGTGGTTATCATGTTGGACAACGATGATGTGGGCCGTGCAGCAAGCATAGAGATTGCTGAACTGCTAACCCCAAGCAAAGCTGCCATCGCCACCCTGCCACTCAAAGACCCCAACGAAATGCTGGTGGCTGGGCGTACCAAAGAACTGATCGATGCTATGTGGCAAGCGAAGGTCCATCGACCTGATGGTATCCTTGCAGGTACAGACCTATGGGATGACGTATCTATAGATGCTGACACCCCGTCTATCCCCTACCCATTCCAATCGCTGAACATCAAGACACACGGCATCCGTCGAGGTGAACTGGTGACCATCTGCGCTGGCAGTGGCGTAGGTAAATCGCAGGTGTGCAAAGAGATTGCATACCACCTAATCAACCAAGGCCAATCTATTGGCTACATTGCGCTAGAAGAGAACGTGAAGCGCACCGCCCTTGGCCTCATGGGGTTGGCTTTAGACAAGCCATTACACCTCACGAAAGAAGGAGTATCAGATGATGACTTACGATCTGCTTTTGATCTTACAGTTGGCAGCGGTAGCGTATATCTTTATGACCACTTTGGGTCGCTAGAGACAGACAACTTACTTAACAAAGTACGCTACTTAGCAAAAGGTTGTGGTGTATCCTACGTCATACTCGACCACCTATCTATCGTAGTCAGTGGTATCGATGACGGTGATGAACGAAAGAACATCGACGTTGTAATGACCAAGCTACGGTCACTCTGCGAAGAGACAGGCATTGGCCTTATCCTTGTGTCCCACCTACGCCGCCCATCTGGTGAACGTGGCTGGGAGAACGGCCTTGAGGTTACACTCAATTCCCTGCGTGGCTCTGCAAGTATCGCCCAGCTATCAGACATGTGTCTGTCAGTTGAGCGTGACCAGCAGGGCGAGAACCCAAACCAATCTACCGTGCGTATCCTGAAGAACAGGTTCAGCGGTGAGACAGGTATCGGCTGCTTGCTTAACTACAACATAGACACAGGCCGCATGACTGAAGTGACACAAGCTAGTGTCTTTGAAGTAGAGGAAGAACAGGATGACTTTTAAAGATAAGTACTGGGTAGAGAAATGCTCAGAACTAGAAGAGTACATCAAGACCCAAGAACGTGAATGCGACTACTGGGAACGTGAAGCAAAACTTCTAGTCATCCGCAACGGCAAGCTGAAGGCACAGCTAAAACTCTGGAAAGGTACAGCACCATGATTAATCTAGTACAGATTAGTGTTGGTCTAGTCATCTTTTACATTGGTCTTAAAATGTTTTCAGGTGGCATGAAATCTATGGGTAACATCGACCACCTACAGTGGTTCATAGCTAACCCAATTTACATGTTCTTTGGTGGCATTGTTATGACCTTGGCATGGCAGAGTAGTTCTCTATCTACCACTGCCATCATCGCGCTAGTTGCATCTGGTGCAGTACCTTTACCTGCAGCAATTGCATGTGTCTTAGGTGCTAACATTGGTACAACAGGGACCATCTGGCTGGCAGGATTGTTAGTCTCTGATGGAATGCCAAAAGGTGACACACTTCGTATCGCTCTAGTCCATACAGGCGTGAACCTTTTGATGGCTGCTAGTCTACTGCCGTTTGTCAATCACATATCTAAGTTTGTTGGGAGAATAGTACCATGATTAACCTACTGTTTGACATTGAGACTGATGGTCTTGATGCAACCGTGTGTCACTCCATCGTTATCATCGATGTGAACAGTGGCGTTAAGGTAAGCTGCGCTGACAACCAGCAAGGATACATGCCTATCGATGAAGGGCTTCACATGATGTCACAGGCTGACATCCTGACAGGCCACAACATCATGGGTTATGACCTTCCCCAGCTTGAGAAGCTGTATGGGTTTGTGTATCACGGTGAGATACATGACACCCTGCTGATGTCCCGCCTGATCTGGTCGGACCTGAAGGGCGATGACTTCAGGGAACAGAAAGTCACAGGCAGACTGATCGGCAGTCACAGCTTAAAGGCGTGGGGCCATCGCCTTGGTAACTACAAGGGTGACTTTGAATACAGTGTCGAGAAGTTTTCTCAGTGGTCTAAAGAA